TACAACTTCTCAGGGGGAAGTTACAGATATTTTAACAGACACAACGGCAATTGAAATTGACACCACTTCTATTGAGGGTAAGGTTGACACGATAAACACAAACGTAAACGCTATTCCCACAACCGCCATGCGTGGAACAGATGGAGTTAGCCTTGTTGTTCCAGATGTAGCGGGTACTGCTCCAACTGCTATTGAGATAAGACAGGAAATAGACAGCAACTCAACCAGACTTGATGCTGACATGACAAGCAGAGCACCCTCAAGTGAGTATGATACTGAAATGGCAAGAATAACAGCCGATGTTGCAACCGAAGCGAAGCAGGATATAATTGATACTGCTGTTAATGCCATCCCTACAACCGCTATGCGTGGAACAGACGGGGTTAGTCTTGTTATACCAGACGTAGCAGGAACAGCAACCACCCTTCACGGCATAACGGATGGAAAAATAGACACAGTAGATACCGTTGTTGACGCTATTAAAGCCAAGACAGACACAATAGTGTGGACTGATATTACATTTATTAAAGCCATTGAAGGCGGGGATTGGGAGGTTGTTGACAGCCAAATGATTTTTTACGATACAGACCACGTTACCGTTATTAAAACCTTTGATTTAACCTATGCTGGTATTTATCCCTCAAAAAGGGTGAGCGTATGAGCTATCTAATTACAAGAGGTTTTACTGGACCAACTATAATAACCAGAGGATATACCACTGGGCCATCAGTGGTCGTCCGTGAAATCATAAGAGTGACTTCAAAGATTTGTAAGGCTTTAAGTATAAGTTCTAAAATAGCAACACAGATTGAGGATTCTTGAAGTGAACGAGACAATTGAAATAAGCTCTCCGATTATAAAACAGATTGAGGTTACAAGTGAAATAATCAAAAGCCTTGAATGTGACAGTGCTATTAACACTGGAGTTTCGGCTAGTAGCCCAATTGTAAAAGAAATAGACATAACGTCAAAGATTGAATTAGAGGAAGACTGATGGCTGATACTGCCCAAAAAGGAGACATTGGAACAAAGATACTTGTTGACCTTACCGAAGACTTAACTGGTTTTGTGTCTGGTATAATTTACTATAAAAAACCGGGTGGAACAACAGCATCGTGGACAGCGACCAGAGAAGCTGGAGAAAACAAGATATATTTCGTCACAACTGCAATCACAGACCTAGATACGGTTGGAACTTGGTGCTTACAGTCTTATGTTGATTTGGGAACGTGGAAGGGTCACGGAGACATATCTAAAGAATTAATAGTTAAGGACAATTGTTAATGGTTTATAATATACCACAATTAGAACAATAAAATCAGGGGAACATTATAAATTTTTATAAAATATAAAAAATAGGAGTAAACGATATGAGCCCAATTTACGATTTCAGTGGAGAAGTAACCACAAAGTTTTACGACAAAACAGTTTTAGCTGGTGAGCGATTCACCACAGACAGATACTTTTCAGACGATGATTTGAATCTTGTCTCTCATTTACCTCAAGTTGACCCACCCCCGATAAAAAGTATGTTTCAAGACGATATTGTTGCTGGAACTATTAGCGAGGTTACCGTTGACCAGAACTATCCACGTATTGTTGTATACAATCTGTGTGGTGGTATTCTTAAGGTTATTGCAAACGAAGACGTAGACAACTATATACCCATGGCAAACAACACTTTCTGGACGCTTGATAATTCAAAAAACAACATAGGGAAACTTGGGTTGTCTGGAGAAGCTGGAGGCCCCGTTGATGTGTCTGGTGACATGAATATTATTTAACAATTAGGAGAAATGAGATGGCAAAACTAACTAAAATACCCCGTGGAGCAATGCGGTTTGTTGACAACCAATGTTCGTCAAGCGTGTTCGGTAAAGACGGTGACGAAGTATCAAAACTTGACATGACTATTTACAGCGGGAAGGTAATTAAAAATCATTGGTGGTGGGGAAATCTCGCAATCGACTTGGATGGCCTGTCTTTTAAGTCAAAGAAAACACCCATACTTGCAGACCACGACCCATCAAAGAAGATAGCTTTTACAAAGGACATTATGGTCAGTAGGGAATTTGGTGTAAAGGTCAACCCAGACAAAACCACATTTGTGGACACTGAAGACAGCAGGGAGTTCCAGAAGCTATCTAAAGAGGGGTTCCCATATCAGTCAAGCCTTTCTATTGACCCAAGTGAAATTATGAGACTTGGCAAGGATGAGACAGCGGACGTTAATGGCTACACAATGAAGGGGCCAAACGCCACCGTCATACGCAGGGCAGCAATTAAAGAGGGCTCAGTGTGTGTGTTCGGATGGGATAATAAAACACAATCATCTGCATTCTCCAAAGAAGAAGTGGATGTTGACATAAATATAATCGGGAACATGGCCGAAGGGGAAGATGTCCCCAAAGAAGATGAAAAAGAAATAGACGAGAACGCAGAACAGAATAATAATTCTAAGGAGGAAAGGCAGATGGAAAAATTAACACTGGTAGAGCTTGAAAAAGACTACGCAGAACTTCTGGCTTCGGTAAGAAAAGATGCAACTGATGCAGCTGAGGCAAAATTCAAAGTAGAAAAAGAAGGTCTGGAAACACAAATCGAAGGTAGCAATGATAAATTAGCTATCCTTGAAAAGAAAGATGCAATAAGAACTGAAAAGGAACTTAAGAACGAAGCAGATTCTATCTTTTCAGCAGAGTTTAACAAGAGCGATGTACCTGAGCGTATGTTCGCCAGAGCACGTAAGATGCTGAGTCACGACAAGTTTGTTGCTGATGAAACTCTTGACGTTGAGCTTTGGAAGACAGCATGTGCATCAGAAATACTGTCATGGGTAGATGATGGCGTAACCGATACCGTAATGGGTGGTGGTAACTTCAGTCTTAAAGATGTTGACAGTGATGCAACAGACCTCGCAAAAGAGGAAGAGGGAGATGACGCAATGGCTGATTCACTTCTTTCTAAAATAGGTATTGAGAAAGGAGGGGAATAATTATGAGTGATGCTCCTAATATACAATATGGTTCGCAAACAGATTATGGTACTCTGTATGTTTCAAAATCTGAAGCCGCATTAAAGCTTCAGGGTACAATTCAGGCTGGTTATGGTACTCTTCAGGCAGGTCAAGTGCTTGCAAGAAACTTATCGGCTGATGGTGGTGTTGGTAAGTATGTTCCGTATAACCTGACTAGTTTCGATGGAACAGAAGCTTCTCCGGGTCGTGCATATCTTGTTGCAGACTCCGGTACAAGCACAACTGCGTATGTGACAATTAACGATAGCTATAAGTTTGTAGTTGGCGATGACCTGTGTATAAATTCAGATGGCGAGACAGCCGAAAGCCTTGGTGCAATTACTGCTATTGACGTAACAAGCGAAACACAGCGTGCAAAAATCACATTCACAACTCCAATCGGAAACGATATGACTACCGCAGACTATGCATACGTATGTGTTGAGGCAGGTGGGGCTTCCAACAACTATTCAGACGCTGTTGGTATCCTTGAAATTTCAGTTGATACAGGCACGGGTTCTACCGCTGCTGGCGCACTTGCTCCGGTAATAGTATCTAATGCTATTCTGTATGGTGGAATGCTGTCTGGTAACGATGATGCTTCAGTAACCGACCTTAGTGCTGTTGAAGTCGGCAATAACTATATACTTAAATAGAAAGTGAGAACTTTATTATGCCAAGAGGTTCAAGTGGAATACCAGAATTAAAGCTAAAGGTATTACAAAAATTCATAGAGAAGTTTAAATCACCTGTCAATACGGTGATATCATCAATGTTCCCGTCTAGCAAATCCCCCTCATCTACAATTGAATGGGAGAGTCAGACTGGTGGCAGGGGGATGGCTCCGTTCGTATCCCCGATGTCAGAATCTCCTGAGACATTTCCCCATGGAGTTGCCAAGCATTCAGCTGAAGCAGCTAACTGGAAAGAGAAAATGTCTTTCGGTGAGACCTTCCTGAATAACATCAGGAAAGAGGGAACTACAGCTGGTTACGAGGCGGCATCTCAGAGAATTGCAAAAGAGATGGCTGGTCTTATTAACAGAAGCATGAGACGTAAAGAGTGGATGTATTCTCAGATGTTGTTTGGTGGTTCACTGTCTTATGAGAACGAAAGTAGCATCATGGTAAGCGTTGACTATTCACTTCCAGATGCAAATCAGGTAACGTTGGCTACTGATTACAAATGGGACGCAGGTTCTAAGAAAAACATCATCAGCGATATTATTGCTGGTAAGAGAGTAATCTCTGACGCTAATGGTGCTGACGCAACTATCGGTATCTGTAACTCCGTTGTTCTTGGATACATGGCTTACGACCCTGCTATTCAGGCACTTCTGACAAAGAGCACTTATGGTAGTGGCAACCTTTATTCTGGCAATGTTAACGCCATTGTAAATGCTAATCCTGCCGTACTTGCTGACATCCTTGGACTTGGAACTCTCCTGATTTATGATGAGAAATATGAAGTAAGAGCACAGCTTACAGGTGCAGTAACTAAAGATTCTACCGTTGCAATACCTGTAGACAATACTGCTGATTTCGAGGTTGGTGGAACGCTTAGGTTCTATGACTCTTCTGAAGGAACATATGAGGATGAGACCATTGCTTCTATCCAGACTGAAGATTCAACAGTTACAGTGTCAACTTCTCCCTCTACATCTTATAGAGCAAGAGAAGACTATGTTGTAATGACAAGAAGGTTTATTCCTGACGACCAGTTTGCATTAATGGCCACCAGCGTTGAAGGCACCAATATTGCCGAGTTCAAACAGGCACCTTATGGTCTTGGACGCAGATGGGGAATGCAGACTTCCAGATGGGATAAAGAAGACCCCGAAGTTACTTATATCAGAGTTGAAGACAAGGGACTTCCGGTTCTCTATCACAGGGATGCAATCTACAACTTAACCGTAGCATAGGAGGGTAAAGATATGAATCAGAACGAAAAAAACATA